TGCTGGCACTGACTTCCTGCTCAATGGGGCTGGCGGTACGCTGCCAGCAGGCACGGCCGACTTCTCCTCGCTGTTTTGGGATGCTGGCGCTGGCGTGTGGGCTGAGATCACCAAGGTCCGATGGGATGACGTTGCCGAGGAGTTCGAGGTCGAGCATCCTTCGGATTCCCTTGCGGTTATGGGACTGAGTTGGAACGGTGCATCAGCAGCAGGTAACGCAACGCTTGATCTTGGCTCGAACAAAGCTGGATCACAGGGCGAGATTCATTGCCCCACTGGCGGGCTGCAAATCCTGAACGCATCGACACTTGAGATACATTCTGGCGCGACACTGGCTTCCTCTGGGCTTCGAGTAGAGCATAGTGGAACCCTTGGCAGGATTTATACAGGTACGGGCGATGGCGTAATAGAGATGTTCGCCAACAACGGCAGCGGTGATGTCGAGTTCAATTTTGGCAGCGGCATTAAGATAAACGAGAAGGCTGCTGCTAACGCCGACATAGCTAACAAGGGTCAGATCTGGGTGCGATCTGATGTACCAAACGTCCTGATGTACACCGATGATGCTGGCACTGACTTTGAGATTGGCGGTGCTGGTGTTGGCGGTGGTAACGCTGTGGGCAGCATCACATGGATTTATGATGACAGCATAAACGTCAATGCAGACCCCGGCGCTGGCCAGATAGTCACTGGTTCGGCGCTTCTGAATGTGGATGGTGCGTTCGCACTGAGCGATACAGATAAGGATGGCACTGACATCCAGCACATCCTTAGCACTATTCCAAAAGGCGGTTATTGTGTTGTAACCAAGGCGGATGATAAATCTCAGTTCCGAGTTTATGGAATAGAAAGCGTCGCCGACAACACTGGCTGGTATAGGTTCGGCAGAGATTACCAGTTTGGTAGCGGAGCCTCGACCAGCTTCACTGACGGCGACGAGGTTACAGTAGAATTCTTCGCCACCTCGTATGTTCACGGCGGCACCGCTGCTTCAAACAGTGTATGGAAAGAAATTCCGTATTGGGATGTGAACGATAGTGCATGGAAGCCTTCTGGCGCTAACCTCCTTATAAATCCATCCACACCGCCGAATGGTGGGCGCTTACGGTTCGGCGGCACCTCCGGGGGCAACGTAACCAACCCGAACATCATGCAAATAGATCCAACAAGCGACATCGCTATGGATTTCGTTTACAGCACAAGCAACACCGCCGGGTTCTATACCGTGTTCGACAATGGCACACCAGAATTCAAGACATTTGGTGCAAGGGTAGCTTCGGTCAATACCCACATGCTGAGTTTCGATGCGAGCCTTAACCTGCGGGTTGAGGCTGGAGCTACATTCCTGATCGGAGAGAAGGGCGCGGCTGGCACTGATGTCGCTGGCTTCGGCCAGATTTGGGTTGACAACGCTGTGGCTCCGGCTCAGCAACTTTGGTTTACCGATGATATTGGTGGTGACTACCCGGTGTCTCAGCCCACCGTTCTCTGGAATGCTGGCAACCAGATCGTGCAGGCCTTGGTTGATGGCGTCTCTATTGAGAGCGCCAACTCCAATGATCCTACGGCTGGCGCTGCGCAAGACGGTCGAGTGCTGTGGCAAAACGACCTGGCTGCGCCGATCGCAGAGTTTGGCTTTGCCTCGGTAGCCTTGCTGGCGATTGAAAGCTACGTGCATGGCGGGGGCATTGAGATACGCGCCGAGGACAGCAGCGGCGTCGTTCAGGAGGCCATGGTCTTTGACCCTGATGCCGTCCTGTCGCTGCGCGGCGTCACTAACGTCGAGATCCTGAGCAATGAGACTCAGTCCGCAATCCTTTGCGTCGACTCGGCCGAGGTCGCGCTGTACTACAACAGCGCCTTGTCATTCCAGACTGCCCTCTATTCGGCTACCGATATGATCTCGGGCGCCCAAGTCGACGATGCTGAGGGCAACCTGCAGCCGGTTGGTGTCGGTGTGGTCATCGATGACGCAACCAACTGGGGCAACGGCACGATCACGCCGTTCCAGCAGGGCAATGCGACCCAGGGCATCATCCACGATGACGCCACGGCCACGCTGATGAACACCTATGCCAGCACTGGCGCCTCGCAGACCGACATTCCTAACGGTACTCAATGGGAGGTCTGGAACGATGGCGCAGGAGTCCTCACGATCGGTCAGGGCACCACGGTCACGCTGTTCTGGTATGACGGTGGCGGCTCGACTCCATCAACGGGCACTCGAACCATCGCTCGCGGCTCGGTCGTAGCGGTTCGCAAGATCAGCGACACCGTTTACAGAATATGGGGCAACGGCATAACATGAGTGGCGCTTTGTCAATAGCAGCAGGGGCAGCGGCAGCGGCAGGAGGAGCAGCCCCCGGCGCCACGTATCAACTGGATGACCTTTCGATCAGTGGCTCTGCCAATTCAGGTGGAAGCGCCTCGGCTGATTTGATCTTTGATGATGACGGTGGCAGGCGTAAGTTCCAAAGCACGGGGGGCGGTGGTTCGACAACTGATGCGCCGCCAGCTTGGTCATCGCTGCATCCGAGTGAGACTGGTACGTGGCATGTGCGTCTTGTGTCGCACGACACTGGCACCGACCGCTACATCGGCACTCCCACGCTCGGCACATGGACGGAGATCTCGGCGGCGGCTGTGCCTACTTTCGATTTTGCATGGAGCCCAGGAGCCGGCCCGCAGGGGCCAGATGTTTCGACTTACACCTTTGCGCTGTCCAATGATGGCGGCTCGAGCGACCACGACACCATGACACTGACCGTTAATCTAACAATCGACTCACCATAGGAGAACAAAATGGAACTGGCACCGGAATTTTTTTTGGCAGGCTTTGTAATTGCAGTTGTGATCTATCTGATTTACCGGAAGTCACAGAAGCCCGGTAAGGGACCTCGCGTAGGTCCAAAGGGTACGACACGACCGGGCGCTGACGGCGATCGATGATGTTCACGCGCGCACACGCCTTTGATTTGGCGCAGCGATTCACTGGGATCAAGGAGGTCGGCGGCAACGTCGACAACCCGCAGATCATGGCCATGCTCAAGCTCGACAACGACTGGCCGAGCGAGGACGAGGTCCCGTGGTGCTCTGGTTTTGCCAATTACATTTGCTGGCTGGCCAGACTGCCGAGATCCAAGGATCTGCGCGCGCGATCCTGGCTGAACATCGGTAAGGGAATCCCGCTCGATCAGGCCGAGCCCGGTGACATCATCGTCATCAAGCGAGGTAAGGGAGATCAGCCCGGGCCCGAGAACACTACCGCTCAGGGGCATGTCGGATTCTATGCCGGCAGAACCGAGGGGCTCATCGAGATCCTCGGCGGCAACCAGTCTGACACCGTGAAGATTTCGCGCTATCCTGCGGCACGTCTGCTCGGAGTACGGAGGCTCGACTAATGAAACGCATGCTGCAATGGATTGTGGCGATAGTTTTGATCGGAAGCCTGACCATCCAGGCTAACCCGTTCAAGACGTTCGACTGGGTCGAGCCTACTGAGTACGAAAACAACCTGCCGATTCCGGAGGAGGATGTTCTTAATATCAACATCCTGTGCAGCGCCAACGCCGGCGGACCGTACACGATTGAGTTCGGCGTGGTCGACGAGCTCGCCCCGCCCACCGTGCTTGACGTGGGCTCACTGGTTCAGAATACTCCCGGCACCTACTACTGCGTGGCCACGGCAGCGTCAGTGCTGCATGGCACGACATCGGTGCATTCTAATGAAGTAAATTTTACTGTGTTCCCGACGGACCTGGGACTAACACCGAAAGCACCTGTACTATCGATCGGGTGAAAGGGTCCGGCTGTAGTTTTTTTAATTAAGGAGATCGACATGGCAGTTAAATCACCGGGGTTTCAGGACACCGTGGGCAACCGTAACAAGCGTGAGAGTCGCTACGGCAACTCGGGCGCCAACAACCGCACCAGAAAACGGCACAAGTTTGCTGATGGTGTTGGCCTTGCATTCGTGTCGCCAGATCAGATTACCGACACCGAAAGTGACCTCGCTCAGTTCGAGCTCGCGGAGTTCGTCCAGGTACACGGCTCGGTCGCGCAGGACGGTAACTACGAGGTTGCCACGGTGGTAGCCGGTCAGCTGGACATGGTTGAGCAGACCATCACCGCTGAGATCGCAGGCCCGAGCATCCTGATCAACTCACGCGACAACCTGATCGATAGCCGGCTGTCATAGGAATAATTTTTGGAATAACCGGCCTAACTTTTTGGCGGTGATTCTATTCTAAATGTATGGACATGGAGGTCTGGCATGAATGCACCATCGAGCACGATCAAAACATCCGGAGGAGTGGGCGCCATCGTGGCAATCTGCTTCATCGCACTGGCGATAATTTCGCCTGATACTTACAGCCGGCTACCGCCCGGTGCCAGCGAGACGCTCGTCGTAGCGATCGGCACCCTGGCTGGTTACTTCAAAAAAGAGAACGTAATCAAGTGACCAAGTGGCTCATCGGGCTCGGCGGTTTCCTGCTCCTCGTGGCGCTGGCTATCCTGGGTCGCGATGGGCGGCAGCTGAAACGAGTCGAGCATCAGCGTGACAACGAGATAATGACCCGCACGAAAAAGGGCATGGTCAACGCTGAGAAACTCAAGAAAAAAGCGGACGGCCACACCGCTAATGCAAAGCTGGCGGCCGAAAAAACACGAGCCATATTGGAGGCGAGAAGTGAAGCGGACCCTGACATGGATGACCTGCTCTCTGCTTTTGAGTCTGAGCGGGTGCGCCAGCAACACGGTTGAGCTCCCCGAGTGGGATCTGACGCCGGTAACGGTCGAAGCACAGCCGCCTCTGAGGCTGCCTGAGTTCCCCTCTCCCGCGTCCTCGGGCGAGGAGTCAGTCACGTTCACGCTCGAGCAGTTCGCCGTGATCGTGGACTACATGACGATCTCAGGGGGCAATTACACCATCGCGCAAGAGAATGCTGCAGCTGTCGACGCGATGGGGCAGGCGTACAACCAGCTGATCGAGGTTGGCAAGCTGCAGAGATCATTCACACAGATCCGCGAGGAGCAGCTGGCCCGCGAGAAGCGTGACCATTTCATTGATAACTGGTTCTACAGGGGCGTGATCGCCCTGGGGCTGATAGCGGTGGCGTTATGAAACACTTAACCATTCGACAATTTTTTCTACTCCTGATCGTGGCAACTATCGTGGCTGGTGTGGCGACGAATGCCTTTGCCGACAAGAGAAGCGGCGACCGGATCACTCAGTCCAACGACAACAACACTCAGACTGCCGGCGACATCGACGTGGCCGCCAGCGCCAGCGCCGTGCTCAGTGGCGGCGATATGGTCGGTGGTGACACCAGCCTGTCGAGCACCACAAAGAACCTCGCTATCGCTGCGCCCAACCTGGGTGACGTCGACATTGCCCAGTGCCTTGGCTCGACACAGTGGTCCCTGCTCGTGGGGGGTAAGCAAAAGCTGGTACTGAATCAGGTCTGCATGGCTGAGTTCTATCTCAAGGCTGGCCGCTACGATCTTGCCGCGCAGGCCTTGTGCAACCAGCCGGAGATCATCGCTGAATACAACACCGAGTCAGACTGTGAGCTCGCGCACGACTTCACGCCGATCACGGTTTACCGCTCCGAGGAGCCGGCAGCCAACTACGAGCCAGAGGTCAATCACGAGGAGGACATGGAGATTGTGCAGATACAACAGGCGGGCCTTGTTGCGCAACTGGACTACGTTACCGAGCAGCTTGAGGAGGTGAGAAACAAGCCGTCGCCCGAGCCTGTGATTGTTCAGCAGCAGGTCGAGTACACCGACGAGCAGTTCGACGCTGTGTTTATGGCGCTGAAAGGGAGCAATGACGATGAGTGATAAAGCCAGCCTGTATCAGGCCATCAAGGACAACTGGGCGCAGGTTGGCGTCGCTGTTGTGGTTGCCTCGATCCTCGGCACCGCGCTCATGGAGTGGCGCATCAAATCCAATGTGGCGGAGATGCTGGCCGCCCAGGACATCGCAACCGACAGTAAGATCGTGAGCATGGATGACGAGATCGATGAGAATGGTGCCAAGGCTGATGCCAACACGACGCGCATCGATGGCAACGAGCGCCGGGTCGAGCAAGCCTTTGCTGCCCTGATGGGACGAGAAGCCCCGAGCAATTAAAAAGGCCCGCGAAACGGAGGTAACGCGAGCCTTTCCCTCACTTCTGCAGCTGGCGGAGGCACCAGATCCCGAGGTGAACCTCGGACGGTCAGATTGTCGCCTGACCTTTCCCCGCTTTTACTTTTACGCCGAACTATTGAGCCACGGGTATCCCGGCGTTATGCTTTGCTTGGGCGAGGGGCAGCATCCCACGCGATCTGAGCCTTGTCCAGAATGGGCTCCGGCTCGCGCGCGATACCACGGAGAAAGTCGACCCCCCATGTGCCACAAGCTCCACATGATGCCCGTCCTACCTTGCTTTCCTGATTGACCTCGAGGATCAACTGCTCGGGCACTTCTCCGCACGGACACGCTTGATACGTCCGCTTCAAATCTGCATTTATTGCATTGCGTCCCGCTCCTGCGGGTGGCTGATCTTCTGGCACAGCCCCGCCATTTTCGTTTTCACTCACTTTCAAGTCTCCATTTCAAATCGTAATAATCGATCCAGTCTCGCGGTGTCATCTTGCAATTGGATCGGGCAATGCAAGATTGGTATGCGTGGTACTGAATGGCCGCCTCCTCGGCCGTGGGCTCGTGGAGGGATTGCCAGAATAGATAGCACGGCACTGATGTCAACCAGCCAAGCAAAAAAACAAGAGTGTATTTCATATCAGTCCCGCCTCCTTGTAGCACTCCTCGATGAATCGCTTGGCCGCCTCCTCCATCTGCTCGATCAGGTCGTTGTCGCGTGGAATCCATACGCGGTGCAACTTCTGAGCGATGCCGCCCTCGAGGTTGGAGCCAATGTAGTAATTCACAAAGCCCCAACGATTGAAGCCGGTCAGCATGTTGAAGCCCTGCACCTGATGCCTGTTCTCCGCGGGGCATGCCTTAGCGGTGCCCTCGTGTTTCTCTGCCAAGTCCCGGTACTTCTTGTAGTTTTTATAGAGCGCGCGGCATTTGATCTCGAGGCCGTCGTCAAACTTGGGCTTGTGCAGCATGTCCGGCGAGCCGGCGAGCCAGTCGTACTTTTTCGACACAAGGAAAACATTGTGTTCGACGTCGAGCTCGTAGCGCCACTCGTAGGCACCGATGGCCCTGGGCTCGTGTTCCTTGCCGTGGGCTGCCCATTGCGGCGTCTCCTCTTGCTGCTCACGATGGCCGAGCATCTCGCGCACTTTCTCGCGCTGATATTGAGCGTATCGCTTGGTTGCGATCGTGCCCGTGCCCTTGCAGGCCCCGCATGGCTTGTCGTCCTCGAGCTTGCCCGTGCCTTTGCAAGCAGCACACTTTTTGGGCTTCGACATGACATCAGCAAGCCGCGAGCAGGTGATCCGATTGCGGCGGAGATCGAGCCACTCGTCGGACCCCTGCTCTACGTTTATTATTCGACAGTCCACCTACGCGCTCGGCTTAGCGGCAGCCTTCTTGGCCGGCGGTTTAGCCTCCTTTTCCTGATCCTTGCGCTTGCGCGTGTTGTCGATACGCTGCAGCGCGATCTCGGCCTCGCCCTTGGGTATCTTGGGCACTGACTCGACGCCGAACACCTTGTCACACATGCGAGCCAGCAATGCGTCAGCGTCATCACCGAACAGGTCGTCAGCCAGCGACAGTATCTTGTCAGCTTCGGCCGCGGTGATCGTCTCGGGGGCTGTCTTGGTGCCCTCGGCATCGTCATCATTCGCGCCGGCAATGCCGACGACCGCCATGACGGTGTACCTGCGCATGTAGGTCATCGCTGAGCCAATGCCCTGCGGGTCATCCTTCGGCGGGTACATCTCAAAGACGTTCGAGATCGACTGGCCTGATGAGTGTGCCAGGATGGTCGTCAGTTGTAGCAAGTTGATGTCGGCCCTCGTTACGCGCGCCGGCAGCTGGATGATCGAAAGCCCGTTCTTCGACAGCGGGGCGCGGATCGCGGACATCACTGAGGTCAGCGTGGCGTAGCTGTACTTGCGGGTGCCGGCTTGGCCCTCGGCGTCGAGCTCGGCCGCGGTGATCTCAGACTGAGCCTTGGCCAGCGCGGTGAATAGCTTGTCGTGCTCCGGCTCCTGCGCTCGAATCATCTCGGCGTGTTGGTCGAGCAATGATGCCATTGCTGATTGCATGATGTCGCTGTAGTCGTGCGCTGTCATCGGCTTTGGCTGTTCGTTGGTTTCTTCGGTCATTTAAGTTGTTCCTCGTTTCGTATGCGCGACTGCGCTCTTGCTGCCGCGTCATCAATCTGTTCTTGCCTGTGGCGCTCGTAGGCCTCGTCCTCGTCCTCGAGCTCGAAAGGGTCAATCTCG